TTGTATTTATCGCCACCAAGAATCTTGTCCAGCGGCGGATACTCTACCTTGAGGTCGATCATATCGTCCCACACAAGGTCCATGACCCCGCCACCGGTGTTGTTCTGCAAAATCGACAATAGCTTGTTGACGGCCGTGCTGGTCGGCAATACTTCCTTGTCAGAATTGCCCAACTTCCAGATGCGAATCGCGTTGATAACACCGTCAAGAGCAGCCATGTCGGCCAGTCTCATCTTCGACTTGAATACGATGTCCTCAATGACAGCGTACAGGAACGACGTACCCCACGCCTCCCAATCGTCTTTCTTGTAGAAATCGACCCAGACCACCGACTCGTCCATGGTGACATATCTCTGTCCCTTGTCGATGGCGGTCATAATGTCGGCCGGAATCTTCTTCAGTAACGCGGCGTTCTTCGCCTGTTTGGCCTGCTGTATTGCGGAAAGTAATTCTTGGGGGATACGAACGTCTATCGACTTAGAGTCGACGAACTTTCCGAGACCGCCGCCGGTACGACAAGCAATGGCTGGAGAAATAAAGGTATACATAATTGGAATACGGACATCCCCCGGTTGATCGAGGGGGAAATCCTCTTGCGACATTTCCATCGGACGCCTTGCGGCGTAAACCATTCGACGCTTTGGATCAGACAGCATTGTCCCGACAGTCCTGCGACAAATGACATTCCCATCACGCAACAGATTACGCTGAAACGTGTGAATGCGATCCGGTAGATTGACAAGTTGCGCCCACTGACGATAGAATCGTTGCTGCGCCTTCGATCGATGGTTGATCTGAACGCCATCGGAAGCAAAATCTGCCATCAAATCGATCATGTTGCGCACAAGACCGATCTTCTTATAGAGTTCCTGGCACGCTACGACTATACCTTCGTGGTTCGTCGGAAGCAGTTCCTCGGGACGCGCGCGATAATAGTCCTCGCGGGAAAACCCAGGACGCTGCGACACAACGTCCGCTCGCGTCACCCCGCGTACGCAGACATTCGCCGTGGCACTACCAAAACTGTTGATCTTTTCGCCCGAACCACCTACGTACATGTCATCCACAGTATGCTCCCCAAAACACGGCAAGGGACCAGGCCCCTATATTCATATACCCATCCGGGGCACTATGACCCAGCTTTGTGCTTTAGATAACCAAAACCCATTTCTCCCGTCAAATATTCGGCAGCATTTCGCATCCTACCGACTCCCGGACCACGATACATGGGACCGCCCGGCACGTCAGTCACTTTGCCCATATTACCGACAACATCGTCATAATCGATACCATGTGTCGACTGACCGGCAATGTCCTCGTCGTAGACATATCGATAGGCCATAAGCAGGGCACTGTAACGATCCTTCTTCAGACGGGTACCACGATGAGCGGAGGTTGCCTCGCTTCGTCCGGGCAATCCAAACTTCGGTTTACCACCGGCTGTCTCCGTGATAGAGATCAAACAAATCTCATCCTTGAGTGCCTCTATCTCCATTACGCAGTCTTCGTAGGTATCGACGGTCCGACCGACCGCCTTCTCGGCACTCAGAGAAGCCTGCATCTTGACGGTATCGAAGCACGGGAAAAATAGTTTGCGTGTCTCGAACCCCTTGTGCATTGAATAGTTGGCCTGAGTGTTCCATTCAGTCGAAGGATGAACTAGATGTAGAATATGGGGACCATCCGACGCACCGTCAAGTGATGTCGGGTTTTCACGATCGACGACTTCGTAGATGGGGCGCTCGCCAGCAGCAATGATACGGGTATTGCGCAACATCTCGGCGATAGGATATCCACCACCCTGGCTGTCCATCTCGATGCGCACGATCTTGAAAGCTCGACACAACTCCCGCACCTTTGAACAACAATAGGCGTAGTAGTCGTCGCTGGTGGCCAGACCAGATTGCTTGCGACGCTCAAACTCCGGCTTATTCACCGACCAGCAATAGACGATACGAGCATGGCTCCCCCACACCTCCGCGACGACTATAGCCAGATTGTCCATCTCGGATGCCGGATCAATACCCATCACGTACTTGCGATCTGGATCGCCATTCATGGCTGGCGTGAATTCTACGGGACCATCTACTGTATGTATCGGCACACCGGGTCGCGGTGTGCAGGACTCCAACATGCTCCGTTTGTAATAACCATCTGAATCGCTGACAAAAACCGAAGCATACTCCATCAAGAACACGTTGCGCGGCATGGACATCTGAGCCGAAGCTAACTGTTTAGAGTCCAGTAGTCCGGGCTGTACGCAAGTATACGGAATTCGCATGATGCCAAAATCGCGCCAGTCAAAACCTTCCGGTACACCAACGTCACTGCCGAATAGCTTGAGTAACTTCCGGCGATCGCCACGACTCTTGATGATCGCTCGCCATAAATCGTGTCTCTTGGCGAAATGATTGAACGCATACGATGCTGTTCCGGAGTAGATAATCTGATTGTATGAAATCTTTCCACCAGCCAGTACTTGCCCCATCTGGTCGGGGATGCCAAGACCCTTTAACCGAGCGACGGTGGCCAGGCGACGAGCCTCGTCAACGGGACTCTTATGGGTGGCAGCAAAGCCCTGGACTACGGTGTCGAATATTTCCTCGGAAATCGACCCAAACTCATCGGCGATTACAACGGTGGCTCGCAGTCCTCTGATTTTGGACCCATCTCCCATGGGAATGGCGCAGATGAAAGAAGGCCCAACTCGGCAATAGCACGAATCTACCGAGGTCTTTGGGCGTCCACGATTCCCTCCGCAGATATCCCGAAGAATTGGTGCGTTGTTCCAGATACTTTCAACGTAGTTGAACACTACCTTGGCTTGCCTAAAGCCAGCGCCGACAATGACAATCTTTGCTCCTGGGTCAAGCATGGCTCGCATCAGAGCATAGACCGCAAGTAGGAATGACTTTCCGCTCCCCCTAGATGCAACCAAGATTGGACGAGCAGTTCGCCACAAAAATCTCAACTGAGCAATCTGCATTGGAAACAGGTCAAGATTCAGCAACACCTTGGCAGCCCAGCCTATGTATCGCTCGCTCGTCACCGCAGACATGACATCGGATAGCAGATGTTCAATGTTGAAGAACGGATGGTTATCTCCAACTACCGGAACATCATCTCGAAATGGAAATAAGTACCCATAATCTATCTCATCGCGAGAGAGAAGAGAATCAAGTTTTTCGGCAGAAGCAACCATCATATTTCCTGTTCGCCCGCGTCCATGCCTGGTTTCGATTCGAGCTTGATCACTGCCTCAAAGAATTGTTGGGCCAGCTTTTGGCCACAAGACCCAGCGAACATGAACGGTACGCCATACTCTGCTGTTAGTGACATCAGCCAACTGGTGAGTGCCTTTCCAGGCACGTTGCGTTTCATACTAGCCGGGCTCAAGGATAGGACTTCTGGAGTCATTACGGATTCTACCACCACGAGCTTGTACCTATACGCACGAAGACGATCCATCTCTCGCTCGAACCGCTTACGTTCCAGGAAGTTACCCCACAACTCAGAGAAGTCATTCTTTCGTTCGACAACCACCATGCTGTCGTAACCAACTACTGAATAATCTCCTGTTTTGAGGGTATCTATAATCTGGCCAGCACACTTGGGAGGATTCTTATTCGGACGGCTGGGCTCAAAGTTCCAGCCATTACCGACATGCTCTCTGGTGTCCCTGATAACAGTATAGTCCGGATAGACCATCATGCCACGTTCCTTGGAATGCGCAAGGAGACAGAACCACCAGACAACTCGTGGACATCATTTTCAATCATGTCATAAACCATATCCGCATACTTGATTGTTGGTTTCCAGCCGAGAATCTTCTTCGCCAGCGATGCGTCACCCAGCAGTAAGTTCACATCCTGGGGCCTTCTGCAACTATCGTCGACGACAACATGCGACTCCCAGTCGGTCGTCCCAATTGCACCAAAAGCGATATCGAGAAATTCGCGAACGCTTCGCGTAACACCACTAGCTAGCACAAAATCTAGTGGCTCATGATGTGACAAAATCGCAAGCATCCCCCTCACCATGTCTCTGGCATCAGACCAGTCTCGACGCGCGTCCAGGTTGCCAAGCCGTAACGGCTCCGCCAGTTCCTGTCGCTGCTGATGCGCAAGATACATTTGGGCGACATATCTGGTAATTTTGCGAGTGACGAAGTTCAATCCGCGCCTGGGGGATTC